ATCGTTTTCAATTTTAAGAAGCAAGATGAATTAAGTTAATTTTAGTTTAAATTTATGCCCGGCCCGCACTTTTACATAACATTTACATTGAATTGCTTGTTTCTTAACATTCCATCTGCTATAATATATATACAAAGAGCGAAAGGAAGTTGACAGTATGAAGAAGTTCCGCGGCACTAAGTTCGCCCACATCGGTACCTCTTACACCCCTTTCCTGGACGCGGAGATCGACCGCGTGGAGATGCTGGTTCTGAACCAGCAAGCTCGTATCAACGAGCTGTCCCTGCGGGTGCAGAAGCTGCTCGGGCTGGACTCGAGCAGGATTCCTAAATCTTAACTTGACAACTAAATAAAAAAATGATATAATAAATACATCAAAAGGAGGAGATAAGATGTTCGAAATTTACAAGGTCAGCACTGGCAGGGTTATCCTGTCGGGTCTCTCTCTGCGCGAAGCGCAGGCGCTCCGCCTGACTTGGGCGGACAGGGCGGATTTGGTCATCCGCCCGATGACCTAACAGAGAGTGTAAACTCTCTGTTAATCTTCTGGCCGGACAGATTTTTAATCTAATGTTTACATAAAACTATTGACTTTTATTGCATTATAGTATATAATATATTCAGAAAACAGAGAGGGGAAATGAAAATGTTCCGTATTATGTACACTATCGGTATTGCTGATACTACCTGCATTGAGACCTTTAAGACCGCTGATGATATGCGCGATTGGTATGAGGAGAGCGGGCTTGCCGATGCCGTGGAACGCGGCGAGGTCAAGCATTTGATTTTCCTTCGTGCTGCGGTGAACCCCTTTGGGTTCTGGGTGGACTTCCATCCCGCTTGGCTCTGGGACTAATCCCAGAGTTATTTTTATGTAAACTTTCGGGCCGGCCCGCAATTTAACAGTCATTTAACTTGACTTCTTCCCCTCAACATGTTATAATATATCCAGAAAGAGCGAAGGGAGCAAATAAAATGAAGAACTGGAAAATCGTCTATATCATCATCACTGGCACTCTCATGTGCATTGAGTTTGAGACCTTTGAAGAGATGGAGAACTGGCTGGCCAAACGGATCGAGCAGCTGAAGCCCTACTGCGAGAAAGCTGTGGTATGGGAGCTGTTCGAGGGAGAGTGGAAGGCCCGTCACAGCTGGAAGAGGGCGTAAGCCCTCTTTTGTTATAAAAGTATTAAGGAGCTGCCCGGCCCGACGCTTAACATTCTTTTAACTTGACTTCATCTCCAAAGTATTGTATAATATAGACAAGAAAGAGAGAGGAGACAATAATATGAAAGACAGCAAGTGGATTTATTTCGATATGGATGGAACTCTGAATCGGTTTTATGAGGTCGAGGGTTGGTTGGATATGCTGATTGCGTCTGACCCCACGCCCTACAAAGTAGCCGCACCTATGCTCAATATGAACGTCCTCGCCCGCAAGCTGAATAAGCTTCAGCGAGCTGGTTACAAAATCGGCGTTATCAGCTGGTTGTCCAAAACCAGCACTCCCGAATATGACGAAGCTGTGACGAACGCGAAGCTGTGGTGGCTTAACAAGCACTTAACTTCCGTCAAGTGGGATGCGGTGAAAATCATAGCTTACGGCACGAGCAAGATAACCGAGTGCGGCGGTGGGATTCTGTTCGATGACGAGGACAGGAACCGCAATGAATGGGGCAAAGATGCCTACCATCCCGATATGATAATGGAAATCCTGTCAAGCCTCGCGGCTTAACAGGATTTTAACATTTCGGGCCGGGCAACAACTTAACATAATCTTAACTTGACTTCTTATCCTAACTATGATATTATATATTCAGAAAGGAGATGAAACTTATGACCTTTAAGATGTATGATTTCGATGCTATGCGAGACTGGTTAAAGCGGTGTTCTGGACCGAAAGCTATTCGTAAAGGCCGTGTTATGTATTTCGATAATTTGCGTTATCGCGAGGACTATGAAGCAATTTACAATTTTATAAAGGAAATGGGTGGAGAAATAAAGGACGATTAAATCGTCCTTTAATTTTATGTTAAGAAAAATCCCGGCCCGTTCGTTAACACAAACTTAATGAAAAAAGTGAGGGCCATAGAACAATAGCCCAAACAATGCAATAGTAGTTAATAGGTCGATAATAATACTACCAACAGACTTCCAATTAATATCCCGCACAAAATGCCGCGCCCGATAAGAAAAAGAATTACGATTACGCTTCATATTATCGTCCTCACTTTCTATAAATATTATAATTCAAATTATCCTAAAAAGCAAGGACAGAATTAATTTAATATTATGACTAAATTATGATCGCGCCCGGCCCGAGTTAGTTTATACTAACTCAATGTTAAAAAAAAGAAGGCTTACGCCTTCTTCTCCTTAGCCTTGGCTACCTTAGCAGCGTGTTCCACTTCCTTGGCAGCCTTGGCATCAGCCTTAATCTTGCGTTCGGCTTCCCACTCCTCAGCCTTCTCATAGGGGTCGAACGCCTTGGACACCTTGGTGTCCTTGTAAGCCTTAGACTTAACGGAAACTTCCGTCCAAACTTCCTGCCCCTCAACGACTTGCAGGATAGCGAAGGAACCATCCGCGAACTTGACAGCCTCATTCTCCATTAGGGAGGGCATAATCGCGGCAATAGTCATCTGGCGAGCGGTGGCCTTGATCTCGTTAGCGTTCATAGACATATCATTTCCCTTTCTGGTTTTTGGGGCTTTTCCTTGCCCTTTCTGGATTTATTATAGCAGATTCAGCGGCGTTTGTCAAGTTAATTCCTTATTAACTTTCGCGGTGTCCCCACCGCACGACTTCCGTCGTCCTTACCTCTGCCCTTGGAACAATTTAATTATAGCAGAATCCCAGCCCAAAGTCAAGTACTTTACAAAAACTTAACAATTCGGGCCGGCCCGTTATGTTAAATTTATGTTATTCAATGATAAACGCATAATCAATAATATAAAGTTCTCCATCCAGCACACCATAATTATTTTCGTGCAAATCACCAACAGTATCCATCAACCAATCATAATCAGCTTCACTTACATTATCATATATATCTAAATAATCACTATCAGAAGCAAGATAATCCATGCAAGGCATAATATAATAGTAATGATGCCCCGCCTTTACTTTGGTAACAGGTGCGAACATATACGCATGTTCCGTATCTTTCACCTGCTGCCAAAATTTATATTCTTGCTCACAACCGCCAAACCGCTCAACATTTTCTTTGTCATAATTTACTTTGATAACAAAACCGTCACCAATAATAGCAACACGAACAGCACCACAACGAATTCGATAATTCGTGCCGAACTCATAATTATAATTAGAAATAGCTTTCTTATAAGGGACAGTCCAACCACAGCCGTGAATCTTATCCAATTCATTAGCCATAACCTTCAAAAAATTCCGAGCTTTTTCAATATAAGACATATTCAACGCCCCTTTCTTGTATATAGTATAGCATTTCCAACTCACCAAGTCAAGTTAAAATTCTGTAAATTTCGGGCCGGCCCGCGATTTAACATATTCTTAACATACCAAACTCTTGACTTTGAGTGAGAGTTCTGCTATAATAAATATACAAGGTGAGGGGAAACAGGAGCGCGCAGAGCGCAAAGCGCGTTGAGGTACTTAAAAACCATCCAACAATTGATCGGCCACCTCAAAATCCTTGTAACAAACTTTTAACTTGACATTATATCAAATCCGTGGTATAATAAATATGTTGAAAGGGTTGAGGGAGTGTAGCTCAGTAGGAAGAGCACTGGACTTTGTTAAGCACGGGTATTCGTGGTTCAACTCCACGGCTTAGCACCATAATCCAGGCGTCGTCGGTTCGAACCCGACCACTCTCACCATTTTTTATTTTAAATCGAACTCGGAAGAAAATATATAAAAGTCTAACCTATAATATTACTTATAGGTTAGAGGAGGTGGTTTTATGAGTAATTCAACCACAGTTATTGATTTTGTTAAAAGAAGAAAAACAAATCTAATTAAAGTTTTTGGAAGTAAATGTTGTATCTGCGGTTTTGATAAATGGCAATCAGCATTAGAATTTCACCACGTTAATCCCGAAGAAAAAGAGTTTGGAATAACAGTAGATACAGCAACAAAAGCCATTGAAAAACAGTTAGTAGAAATGAAAAAATGTATTTTAGTCTGTGCTAACTGTCATAGAGGAATACATTCTAATAATCTTGAAATCCCAAATAATTGGCAAGATTTTTATAATGAAGAAGTAGCCCAACAGCTTATTGAAGAAACACACGCAAAAAAATATTATTGTAAACTATGTGGTAAAGAAAAAAGTAAAACAGGAATTTTATGTGCTGAATGTGCCAGATTAACCCAACGAAAATCAGAACGGCCAAGCCGTGAAGAATTAAAAAATAAAATTAGAAAAGAAACTTTTAGAACTATCGGGCTTAATTATAATGTTTCAGACAACGCGATTAGAAAATGGTGTAAGACGATGAACTTACCATCTACTAAAAAAGAAATTAACTCTTATACAGATGAAGAATGGGAAAAGATTTAATTTATGTAAATTAAATCACCCGGCCCGCCAATTTAACACAGAATTAACATACCAAATACTTGACTTTCGATTTAAAATCTGCTATACTTATATTGTTGAAAGGCAAGGGAACAAAATCCCAAAAC